CGATTATACAAATCTCGAATCCGTTTACCAATCACAAGATTCGCCCCAGGGCCGACGCCTTTGGGAGAAAAAATGTTCATGACGAGGATGCCCACGATCCGGTTGTAACCGCTCGTTGTGAGGCCATGCCCTAGATATTCGTTTGCCCCAAAGGTCGTCAGGCATTGAACCCAGCTGCTGTTAGGCGTCGGGGTGTACGGCATGTTGTGAAACACCACCGGGATGGCCGGGCTGTTGGCCAGCTCCGTGGCCAGCCTGCCTTCAATAACAGATCGGACAGTGTTGAGATCTACAGCTGCCATCTATGCCCTCCGAAGGATTTTCTGGAACTCGCCCTGAGCCCAGGACTCAAGCTCTTTTGCAATCAAATCAGGAAACCCAGGGATCGTGCCCTGCCTTGTTCTGTATTTGCCCTTCCAAGACGGTGGCAACGCGGTGCCGTAAATGTTTGGCTCGGCGTAATCGCGGTCGTTGATCACTGAACCTTTCGGGTTTTTGTCGCCCGGCAATGGCGTCTCGCTTTGCCAGGAGTTTTGCAGCAGGCCAGTTTCACCCACAGGCGTGGCCACCTTCAGACGGCCTTCTGCCTCCAACGTGGCCGCGGCAACAACGATCCGCACGCTTTCGTACAGGTAGTCGGGGATGTCGCCTAGCGGGATCTCTTTGGCCATCGCTATGCCCTCAAGACGAACTCATACAGCAGGTCTACACCGTTCAGCTCCTCAACCCTGATGGTGATCACCTGATGCACCACGGTGCTGATGACGATCTTGTCTTTATTGTCCGGCCGCGATGCAAACTCAGACGCCGGGACCGTAAGAATCTTGTCGCCCGCCTGAATCAGCTCATTGACCTCACGCAGGGTCACGTCGCTCAGCGTGCCCGTGTGCTCGGTGTCGGTATTGGTCTCTGCAACCGTGCCGGTTGTGGTGTTGTAAGCGCCTGCAGCAACGCTGCGAAACGTCACCTCTGTGCCCACCTTGGTGAAGGCCTTAGGCAGTGCCTTTGCGATCAGATCACCAAGGGCCATTGATCAGGCCTTATAGAGGAACAGACCGCCGCCACTGGCGCAGGTGATCGACGTGAACCTGATGTAGATCTCAGTGCCAGCCGCAACAGCCATGCTGCTCAGAGCATTGCCTGAGACCTGCTCAGCGGTCATCGCGCTGATTGTGGTGGCCTTGTAGGCAACCAAGCCGACGAAATCGCCAGTATGGGCCTGGTCATCTGAGACGTGCTCGTAAGCAACAACGTCGTAACTCATGCCCATGATCAGCTCCGCTTAATTGCAATGTTACCTGGGCCAGAAATCCTTAGCCCGGTCAGATAACGCTCAACAATCGGTGGGATCCGATCAGCGCCGACAGCACCAAAGAAGTTGGGTGTGATGTTGATAGAGCCAACCTGCAGGTTCTGGAAGTCTTCCAAACCGCTTAGGCCGAGACCATCCACATTGTTGTGCAGGTAAACGGCCAGCTCCACCTGGGCCCGCTTGACCTGATCTGGGATTTCGGTGGTCGTGTAGTAATCAACGACCGACCGGAACGCAAAACCAAAGCTATACACCGGGGTGTAGCTGTCAGGCTTGCGGACACCATCACGGGGCCACTGCAGGGCCTGCGTGTTGGTTGCTCTTGCGCCTAAGAACCGCTCACGGTCCAAGCGTTGCGTGGCAGTAGCCAGCGCACGGTTGCGGGTGTCATCGGTGCCCGTGCCCCACTTGGCAACGTCTGTGCTGGATACCATGGCATCCACCAGATCGTTGGCGTCACTCAGCGTTATGTAGCTGTTGGCGCTTGCGCCGCCCACCGTTGCGTCGATTGTTACTGCCATTGGCCTCCTTTACCGGGGCTTTCTTGGATTCTGGCTGCTCTTGCGAAGGAAGAGAGGCCGCCTCCTGAGAAGCGGCCAGTCTTTCCCTCATACGCCGGAAAGCGTATAGAGCCATCAGTGAGCTGCCGAAGGCATTGAGTAGATGGTGATTGCCTCTGAACCACTGTCAACAGCAGTCACTTCGCCGATGAACTCCCGAGTGGCAGCAGCAGCAGCAGTGTTGGTGTTGTCAGAGTGCAGGGTTACACCCGTACCACCCACGAGGGTCATTGCATGGGTGGCAGATGCTTCGTTCCGCAGGATTAGACGGAATGAAGAGCCAACCTTGCAACCCACGATTTCAGCCACGATGGCCGCCGCAGTTGCGGTGGTCACGGTGCGACCTGCGCTGGGGGTCATGCGGACCAAAGAGTCCACACACTGAGCAGCAGTGAGGGTGGTTGCTTCGTTGCTAGCAGCAACGACGGTGATACCGGAGGTTTCCCGCGCAAAAGTCGGGGACTCAAGTTCAAAAATTGAAGCCATGGTTAGTTACCTCCGTCAATCGTGGTTAGAAACAACCGTCGCCCGGACGATGCCCACGTTCTTGGTCTCATAAACCAGCGACCAGTTGGAAGCGGTTTCGAGCTGCGTGCGGTTCGGGTTGGTTGTAGTTACAGCCCACTTAATCCCGATCGGGTGATACAGGTAGTGGAGGTCGAAACTGACAGCCGAGCTTTTGGCAAGGATGTCACGATCAGTTTCAGTACGGAGCGCAGATTGCTCACCAGTGCCGACAGCGCCGGGGGTGAACATATAAACCGCGTATTCCGTAGAAGCACCAGAGCCGGTGGTTGGGATGTCATCGGACACCACAACACGCATACCCATGTATTCGGCCACAACGGGGTTGCCGAAAGTGTTGCTCATATCGCCACCGGACTGAGTTGTGGTGGTGCCACGAACGTCAGAGGTGTCGATATAGCGCAGGGCGTTGCGCTCTTCCAAGTCAAAGTATGTGGAGCTGTGCATGGCAATCACGCTCAGCTTGTCGCCCTGGTCGCCCAGCAATGCGCGGGCACGGGAGACGGTACGGCTGGAAAGCACTGCGGGGCTGTCGCCGGACTCAGAGTCCAGGCACAGGTTGAACAGCGCGGAGCTGCTGGTGTTGGCGTTCAGTGAACCGAAAGCACCTTGCAGGCAGGAGATGAGATCTTTCTGCTTTTGGTGCGCGATGTAAGCGCCCAGCTTGTTGCCGATTGCGGCTTGCAGGTCGGTGCCTGCTGCCAGGGTGGCGAGGTCGCGTGTCTCGAAGGCTCGCGCCCGGTGGAGCACAACGCCAATCTGCTTGTCAGCAGAAACCTTGCCGGGGGTCAGTGATGTGCTGTCGCTCATCACCTCAAAGTCACCTGTCAGGTTGGCTTTGATGTTTGGGATGTTGACGAAATCGCCGCCATCTTCCGAAGCATTCAGGGCTGCGAGAGGAGCAACAACACCAGACTGCAGAAACTTGTCCTGATTGGTAGTCTGTTCCTCGACGTAGCCCGTGAAAATTTCGGGAATTATGATGTCCGACCTTCTGGTGGCCATAACTTTCCGAGTGGGTTTACAAGTAGTGCGGGCGCAGCCCTAAGTCTCGCGGCGCAGCTTTGAGACTGTTGTTGAAATCTTACCTTGCGTTGTATTGCTCCGCAGCTCTGCGATAAGCCTTCCAACGGTCAGCACCTTCGCGGTCATAAATCTCGTGCTGAATGTCCTGACGGCCCTGTGCAAATAGCTTGACCGTTTCAGGATCCAGGCCCGATGTGCTGGGTGTTGCCCGTGCAGTAGGGGCACCGCTGCCACTGGGGGTTGGCTCTTTCAGGATATAGCGCCGCTCCTCAGAAAACTTGCTACGGGCCCAGTCCTGGATGCCGACAGGCAGCGGGCCGCCGTCATCAACCATCGGCCTGCCGTCTTCGATCTTGATTTTGCGCGGGTCGATGAAGTTGTTCAGCACCAGGTCGGGGTCGTGAACCACTTCACTTAGGGCCGCAATCGCCGGGTTAATTAGCTCAAGGTTGCGGACCTTTTCTTCCAGCTCGCTGATGCGCTGGTCCTTTTGCTCCAGCACCTCTTTGAACTGCTGCTGCTTAGCGGTCAAGGCCTCGTCGTACTTGCCCTGACTTTCCAGCTGCTTTTGCTCTGTGCGTTGCTTGAACTCCAGCAGCTCCTGGACATCGGTGCCAGGCGGCAAAGACGACAAGCGGCCTTCAAGATCTGCAAACTTCTTCTTTTCGTTCAGCAGTTCTTTGTTCTTGGCATCCATTGCTTCGATGCGCTGCATCAAACGCTGGATTTCTTGGTTTTGATCTTGTTGATCAGGCGCAGCCGTCTCAACGTTTACCTCTTCAGGCATTTGCAACCCGCAGGGTTAATTGCACGCCAAATTTACTACCAAAGAAAACGATTCGCCCAGTAAGCACCAGAAGTTGGGCCGCGGCGAATGTTTTGTGCATGGCGCTTCTTCCAGGCATCGCGCTTAGCTGCGTCGGCTTTGCTTTCGCCCTGACGCTTCGGGAAACGATCGGCACCCTGCAGGCCGAACCGAATCAGCCGATCACGGCCGTTTTCCTTGATGACAACCGCCGCCGCATATTTCGGGTGAGTGGGGGTCATCTTGGGCTTGCCGTAGCCCTGGAATCGGCCGCCCTGGGGGTGGTTGATAGCCATTACTTTCGCTTGCTTGTGCGGGCTTTAGGTTTTGCCTTGGGCTTTGCCTTCGATTTTGGCCGCAGCAGATCGGCGTCTGCCTGTCTTGCCTTGCCTTCACCAGTCACAAAGCTATTGACCCGGCCCATAGCCCAGGCCTCCATCGACACGTTGCGCGATCCGCCCGCCAAGTAAGCGCCTTGGCCGCGACGGTAGACCTTCTCCAGTTGCTCGTAGGTAAAGCGGGAGTTTTTAGCCTTTGTTTTTAGTGCGGTTTTTGTTGCCTCGTTTAGTGGTTTTCTTTTTGGTGCCACCTTGCTTCACC